ATACTGTTTGGATGACATCTGATGTCCTATCGGAGCGGACATCTGATGTCCTATCGGACATGACACCGGTGTCGTCACGACAGGATGTCATATAGGGCAAAAAGTACCTGTTCGTTTGCGTCGGATGCCGCATCGTCTGGATGAGTTGTATCTCCTCCAAAAAGGCTATTTTGCGGCTCACGGTCCGCTGCGTGCAGTCCGCCATATCAGCCAGCCGCTCTATCGACGGCCACGCATAGCCCCGATCCTCATTGTACTTGTCAGCAATCCCTATGAGGACCAGCTTGGCTGTCGGGTCGGACAGCTTTTGCCGGAAGGCCCACTCAATCGCTTTTATGCTCATTCAAATCTCCCAGTTTCAACAAGTGTTCTTTCGGTACGAAATAGGCGGGTCCATGCCCGCCGTGATCCTGTAGCCACTCCTTTCGTTTCGCGTCCTCCGATTTGATCCAACCCCAGACCCGATAGTCCGGAGACCTACCTGTAACCAGTATGAACACCCGACCATTAGGATCGGTGTCGCGTATGATCAAGTCGTGTTCGTGGTTCAGTCGCGTCCTCACCTCCCAGCCGGTAGAGACCAGATCGCCCTGCCGTTTGAAGGTGTTGATTGAGCCGCCCCAATATTTGCCCATAGCCTTAGCCACAGCGACCTCACCGCAGGCACCTTCGATATGGTTCTGCCAATGGTGCAGGTTGCCCATCTTGCTTTCATAGCCGCGCTTCAGGGCCGCAATATGACGCAAGCAGGCGGCGTTGGACGCCATCGCCAGCTCGTAGTCGGTAAGCGTGATCTCAATCATTTCACGATCCCATGCTCTGACAGGCCGGCGCGCCTGTGTTTGAAGTCGTCGAGGTTTGCGCAGCGAAGGCAGATGCGGTGGCCGGCGTGGTAGCTTTCAAACATCCGCTGGCAATGCAGGCAGCGGCGCTGACGAGTCCGGTGATCTTTTCGGGCATAGTGGCGTCCATTAGGAGGAGGGCTGGCCATCGTGTTTCCCCGCCAGCAAATCAAAAAAGTCGCCCATATCGAGGACGACTAATTCAGGCTTGTTATCTGCCTTGATGACGAGCGCATCGTTGTCGCCCAGCCAATCGTATATTTGCTTAAAGCCGGTGGCGCGGCACTTGATCTCTAGTACCCAATCGCCTTTGCCTTTGACTACAACGTCGCCTTTGATGCTGGCGCCGCCGCTAAGAGGCACGCGGTACGAACCCTCTAAGCCATGAGCCAGAGCCTTCTTGCGGACGTTGTTCTCTGTCCGCCAGCCCTTATCCCTCTGCGCTTTCCCCATATTCCTGCACCCAATCCTCAATGCTGACCTCGCCCTCTGTAAGCGAGTGGATTTGCATGATGCGCCGGCCTGATGGGACGGATCGTCCATATATCCACTTATGTACCGTCGCCTGACAGACGCCGCAGGCCTTTGCGAAATCGCTCTGCGACATCTGCTGGGACACTAGATATTGATTAAGTTTCATCGGAAGCCACAACATGCGGTTGGTTACTATAGCGCATAATTGCGCATCTATGAGTCTGCGTCAACCGTGACAATTAAATAACTAGCAATTCTGCGTGTTTAGGCGCACCAATATATGCGTAGTAGTAAAGAAGGGAGACTTTGGTATGTATATTGTCCCGATTTTTGGAAAGAGCACTGGCAAGCGGTGCAACCAGATCACCGCCCCACCGAAGCGGTTTTTGTTCAAACGCTGGTGGAATAAAAAACTGGCGTGCTGTGGCACAGCTTCGCCGCCTATGAGGAGCTGTCATGGAATATCCTAACAACCTGCGCCGCCTTCGGGACGCGCGTAAACTCACCCAAGCCGATGTCGCTGGAGCGCTCGGCATCAATCAAGCGGAATATAGCCGCATAGAAAAAGGCCGACGCAGGGTCGGCACGCACTTAGAGAAGCTGGCAGAGATACTTGCCTGCGAAGACGCTGAGATACTATCGCCGGATCAATACAGCGGCGCGGTAGAACAGCCGCACGACATACCGCTATATGCCCTGCCAGAGATCGACGGAGAGAGCATCCGCTTCGATCTAGCTATGACCAGCCGGCTGCCGAAGCCGTCCTGCACGGTAGGTCCACGCTCATTTGCAATGCTATGTAACGGCAACGTGATGGCACCGCGTATCCATCACGGCGACTTCGTGTACGCCGATCCAGACGAGCCTTTGCGGGACAACGATCTGTGCGTCCTGACGCTGATGCGTGGCAACAGGGAGGTGGCTATCATCCGGCAGAGCTGCGGTGAAGATATGTGGCTGCGGCTGGATACAAATAGCGATGAAAGCTTTGGAAAGGAGCTGAAGCTCGTGGCGCCTATCATGGGCCTGCGTTTCGCTAGATAGCAAATATAAGCATATATGCTTGCAAGAGGCTATGCCCCCATGTAAAAAGGAGGCATGGCTTCTTCATATTTTGATCAGTTTGGTGTGTCGGGGAAGTCGCTGGAAGAGCGGCGCAACACCATCGGTGGCTCCGACATAAACATTATCGCAAGCGGTGACGCGGCGATGATAAACAAGCTCTACGACGAAAAGGTAACCGGCGAGCGCGAAGACCTCACGATGGTCTGGCCTATTATCATGGGCCACGTCACAGAGGACGCGAACACCGAGTGGACCGAGTACAAGCAGGGCATTGAGATCGTAGACCGCCAGCGTGTCATACGCGGCGTCAAACATCCCTTCATGAGATGCACCCTCGACGGCGCCGTGCGTAAGTACCGCAACCGCGCTGCCGTCTTTGATGCAAAGTTCACGCTGGGCCGCCCGCTGCGCGGCGAGGAGTGGTCGGACGTTATCCCACGCCTCATAGCCAAATACACTCCCCAGCTACATTGGAACGGCTACCTGCTGCAAGAGGCGGACGGCAAAAAGGTGGACTACGGTCTGCTGTCGATCCTGCGCGCCGGCAACGAGCCATCCTTCCACGAGATCAAGCTAGACCACGCGTATACAGAGCATCTGATAGGGCTGGCGCAGTATTTCATGGGCTGCATAGAGCTTGGCACCCCACCAGAAGAGATTGCCGCACACGAGCCTCCCACGCCGGTTGAGGAGCGTGTTCCGGTAGACATGACAGAGACGTCCCACGATCCGCATTGGAAAGAGTGGGCCGGTATCTGGACGCAGACTGTAGGCGCTGCGGACTCCTGTAAAAAAGCTGAAGCGGAGCTGAAGAAGCTCGTCCCTAAAAGCGCCAGCGAGGCCTACGGACATGGCATCCGAATCCGTGTCGCAAAGAACAACGCCAAAAAGATAGAGGTGATCAAATGAGTGAATTGGCGAAAGCCCTCGCTGCATGGCAGGCGACAAATCCTGCCGCTGCGATGAACGGCACCAACCCGCACTTCAAAAGCAAGTTTTCCACGCTACAGGACATCGTGAACTGCGCGAGGGAGGCGGCTCAATACGGCATCTCCTTCACACAGGAGGTGGACTTCGACGCGGACCGGACTTTCATGCGCACCGTGATGATGCACTCCTCCGGTGAAAAACGTGAGAGCCGGACGCCGATCATTACCAGAGACGCCAGCGATCCACAGAAGATGGGATCGGCGATGACGTATGCGAAACGCTACGGATTGCAGGCCATGTTTGGCATCCCAGCGGATGAGGATGACGACGGTAACAAAGCGAATGAAGCGCCAAAGCGGGCGACTCCCCGCCCCGCAAGCGCTCCCTCTGCTGGGGTGTCCTCCCCCCCAGCGGAGGTGCCATTAGAGCAGGAGCTGGCCTTTGCGAAGGACCAGAAAGAACTCCTCGCTCTATTCAACAGGGTCAAACCAACCGACCCAGCAATCATCAAAAAGTTCAGTGACCGCAAAGGAGAGCTAAGTGGATAAGGATATGAGCGGTGCGTTGTTCCCGAATGACAAAGGGGACAACCCAAGCCGTCCTGATTGGCGCGGAAGCGTTGTCGTCAACGGCGTCAAGTACAGCCTGTCAGGCTGGGACAACACCAGCAAGAAGGGCGATCCCTATAAAGGGCTGATCGTCAGCGAGTGGCGGGAGAAGCGGGACGATGCTCCGCCGGCTGCTGAGAAGTCCGACGATGAAAAGACGGACTCGGAGCTTCTGGATGAAATCCCCTTCTGATCTGGAAGACACCAGTTTCACTGATGACTGGATTAACAAACCGGATGAGGACAGTCACCCTGTCCTCGCCATCCCCTACGACGAGGGGTTGCTACTGGTGATCGGTAGCACACAAAAGTTCCTGCATTTAGAGGCCCAGCAACAGATAGAGCTGGGCCTTCGTATTATAGAGCGGGCGAACAGGAGGAAGCATGTATCAGCAAGTGTGGAGCCATCACAAAACGTGTGATTTTTGCGGCGCTATGACCAGAGGGCGCCGTTTTGATTCGGAGCCAGACGTAATCAGATGTGGCGCGTGCCACTTCCCGCTCTCGGAGGGACGGTTTGAAATCAAGGCGCAAGGCCAAGTCATCAAAGCAGTTCAAACGGACACCACGCATCGAGCCGTGTGCGGAGTGCGGCAGGAGTTTGGACCTGAATGGATCGGGCTGGCTGGTCAATGGGAATGGCCTGCTGCTGTGCGGCCACGAGTGCTTCGGGAAGGTTTGGCAGAGAGCGGAGCGATTAGCTAAGGGAGAAGCGACATGGGAAGACTTATAGAAATAGAGGACACGGTTCCGATCCCGATGGGGCGCCCGCGTTCATGGTCCGGCGATTTAGCCCTAAAGATGGATGCTGGGGAGTCGGTGCTGTTTGATACTGAGCGCGAGGCTAACAGCTTAAAAGAAAGCATACGCCACTATTATGGGGGGCGCTCTGCCTCCATGCGTAAGGTGCCAAGAGTGGGGTGGCGGGTTTGG